TACGGTAGCTTATAAGAAAGCTATTAACGCAATCAGTAATCCTGATGAATTTGATATCAATATGTTGGTAACTCCTGGAGTAGTTCACGGATTACATTCCAAGATTACTAATCACGCTATTTCTAAGATGGAAGCACGAGGAGATGCTTTCTATATAGTAGATTGTGGTATTCAAGGTGGTACAATTGCAACTGCAACATCGGCAATTAGTACTCTTGATACAAACTACGCAGCAACCTATTATCCTTGGGTAAAGATTGTTGATAGGAATACTTCCTTACCTGTATGGGTTCCGCCATCAGTTGTTTTACCTGGAATCATAGCATTCACAGATAAAGTAGCTCATGAATGGTTCGCACCAGCTGGTTTGAATCGTGGTGGATTGACAAGTGTGGTAGAAGCACAAACGAGATTGACTCATTCAGAAAGGGATGACCTTTATGAAGAAAGAGTTAATCCAATCGCTTCTTTCCCTGGTCAAGGTGTATGTGTGTGGGGACAAAAAACCTTACAAGCTAGACCATCAGCACTTGATAGAATCAATGTTCGTAGATTGTTAATTAAACTTAAAAAGTTTATTGCATCTTCAAGTAGGTACTTGGTATTCGAACAAAATACAGCAGGAACGAGAAATCGTTTCTTAAACATAGTGAATCCGTTCTTAGAAGGAGTTCAAGCCAATAGTGGTTTGTCAGCCTTTAGAGTTGTTATGGATGATACCAATAATACAGCTGATGTAGTAGATAGAAATCAGTTGGTTGGTCAAATCTTTATTCAACCTACACGGACAGCTGAGTTTATTGTATTGGACTTCATCGTTCAACCTACAGGAGCAGCATTTCCTGAGTAAGTTTAATCAGTAGATTAAATAAACAAAAGCCCCTCTTTTTTGAGGGGTTTTTTGTTGCCTTGTATATTTATATATGACAGAGATGTAAAACTTCTATAAAACTATGAAAAACTATTGTGATGATTTTTCATAATTTTGATATTTATAGTTGAGAAAAAAATTATTGGAGATTAAAGATGCCAGAACTATTAGATCCTTCGGAAATCATGTTCACACCGTTTGAACCGAAAACGAAAAATCGGTACATCATGTATATTGAGGGAATACCCGCTTATCTTATTAAAACAGCTAACCGACCTTCAATTGCCTTTGAAACTATCGAACTTGATCACATCAATGTGAAACGATATGTTAAAGGTAAGGGAGCATGGGAAGAATTAGAAATCACTTTATATGACCCGATTGTTCCAAGTGGGGCACAAGCCGTTATGGAATGGGTTAGATTAGGACATGAATCAGTAACAGGTAGAGATGGTTATACAGACTTTTACAAGAAAGATGTAACTATCAATGTTTTAGGACCAGTTGGTGATAAGGTAGAGGAGTGGACATTAAAGGGAACTTGGATTGTAAATGCTAATTTTAATGACTTGGATTGGTCAAACACTACTGATCCTGCAGACATTACTCTTACATTAAGATACGATTACGCAATACTACAATTCTAATAAAATTTTAATAAAAAAAGGAGTCAATTATGTCAGTCATAGCAGATAAAGATTGGTGGAAGTCAAAGACAGTATGGACATCGGTGATAGCAACTGCAGTTGGTATTTTACAAGCAGCGGGTGTTGTAGAAGCAGTACCTGAAGTTGTTTGGACAGTATTAGCATCTTTCGGTTTATATTCCGTCAGAGACGCGGTTGGGAAATCAAATCCCGAAGTAAAGTAAGTAATTTAAAAGCTGGGTATTTTAAACGATACCCAGCACTATAGTTTTATAAAAACGGTTATATTGTATACAATACAATAGAAAAATAATACAAAGGAGAATAACATGGCAGAAGAAAAACGCCAATTTCCCACCGAAGTAATAGATTTGCCCTCGAAAGGATATTTTTATCCAGAAGGTAGTCCGTTATCGAGTGGTCAAGTGGAAATCAAGTATATGACGGCTAAAGAAGAGGATATACTAACATCAGCCAATCTAATACAAAAAGGTATAGTGTTGGATAAACTATTAGAAGCATTAGTAGTTTCAGAAGGAGTAAATCTTGATGATGTACTCATTGGTGATAAAAATGCAATAATGGTAGCATCAAGAGTGTTAGGATATGGTAAAGATTATGAATTTGAATATACTGATCCAAGTAATAATGAAAAGAGAACTCACACCGTAGATTTAAGTACATTAGACCATAAAAAAATAGATTTTAAAAAACACACTAAGGGTAAAAATGAATTTCTATTTGAATTACCTACTTCTAAACGAAAGATTACGTTTAAAATTTTAACACAACGAGAAGAAAAGAATATAGATGCCGAATTAAAGGCAATGAGAAAATTTACAAAGGATTCAGGAGTCGATCCTGAAATAACCACCCGTTTAAAGGCTTCTATAATATCAGTAGATGGTAGTGATGAAAGAGAAATTGTAAATAATTTTGTAGATAATGAATTTCTTTCATTAGATTCATTTGCCTACAGAACATTTCTAACATCTGTAACACCCGATGTTGATTTATCAACTACGGTTGAATTCGACAACGGAGATTTCGAGGAGGTATCGGTTCCAGTAACCGCTCGATTTTTTTGGCCTTCAGCCAGCTGATAAACCACATATTCATGACGCCATATTCACCTTAGTATATCATGCAAAAGGTGGATTCAACTTTACTGAGGTTTATAATATGCCAATATATTTAAGAACTTACTACCTTAAACGTTTACAAAAACAATATAATGACGAAAATGATGCCATAGAGAAGGCACAGAAAAAATCTCAATCAAACACTCCAAGAAGAAAGTAATTTTTACTTAATTTGATATTTATAACTGATAAGAATTATTCAGTTTTAATCATTCGGAGAAAAACAACATGCCCAAGTATAAAATAAAGAACGAGAATGTTCTATATGAATTTATGGATTCCTTTTGGAAAAATACAGGTAAGAGAAAAGGAAATAAATTCATAACCAATTTATTTGCAAAAGATAAAGAACTTCAAAAACTATCCCGTGAGGCAGAAAAACTTCAAGATAAATTAGTTGCAAGATTACAAGGTCAAGACGAACCAGATTATGAAAAATTGGCAAAAGACCTTGAAGATTTATAAATCAAAACAGGAAAACTAAATGGCCAAATTAAACGAATATGGCTTTAGTGAAAAAGATTGGGCAAAAACTAATAAACAAGTTCGAGATTGGATTCAACTCAATAAAGAACTTTGGAGCAATCTTACTTCATACGAAAAGCAAGCTTTAAAAACTGGTGAAAAGATGGCAAAAAATGCCAAAGAGGCATCAGAATCCGCAAAGGAAGTTCGTAATCTTGCTGCCGAGCAGGCCAAAATAATAAAAAATACACAAGGTGATACTAAGGCAAGTTTATCAGGACGGGCAACATTACTCAGCATGGGTGCAAAGGCACTCAAGTTAGACCTCAAGGGTGATGCATTAAGTAAGAAAAAACTAAAATCCATAACAGGAATAGTTGATATTACAGGAGATTATCTTTCCAATCAACAGGCCATCGGAACAGAAGAATTTAGAAGTCTTGATTTTAACAAACAGATACGAGAAGCCATTAGGGCAAAAAATGTTGATGAAGAATTATATTTAAGAAAATTAAAGGCCGAATATGATATACAGAAAAAAGTAAACGATGAAGTTAACACTCAAACAGACTTAATTAAAAAGCCGTTTGAGGCCGTAGATGGTATGATTAAACAAATTCCAATCTTTGGTGATTTACTATCTAAAAGAATGAATATAACAGGTAAAGGTGAAGATTTTGCTCAAGGATTTGTTGAAAGTGCAAAAGAAGCAGCCGCGGCACAAAACGAACTTGAACTTCAAGCAGGTGGACAAGCAACAGGAAAAGATGGTAAATACACTATTTCAACAGAAGCTCAAGCACATGCCAAGAAACAATTAAAATCCCAAGGTAAACTAAATCCTATGTTGAAAAAAGTAGGACCATATGCATTAGCAGGTGCAGCAGCTATGGGAGCAATGGCAGTATCGGCATTTAATTTTGCAAAAGATTTAGGAGTTGGGTTTACACAAATATCTCCAGGAATGATGTTATTCAGAAGTGAAACTAAAGCATTATTAGATGAATTTGGAAGTGTTAATGATATAAGTACTGAATCACTATGGACAATGAAGAAGGCCTCTTTCTTTAGTGGAGTTCAGGCTAGTGATATGGCAAAGATAGCTATGTTACAAACATCAATTACTGGTGATACAAAAGAAATGGCTTTAGATAAACAAGTCAAGTTTATGAAAGATATTAAGAGTGAAGGTTTATCAGCCTCCAAAGTAATGGGTGATTTAGCCTCTAACGCCGATATGTTTGCAAACTTTGCAAAAGATGGTGGTAAAAACATGGAAGAAGCGGCTAAACAGGCAGCCAAAATGGGATTAGGTTTAGATTCTACTAATTCAGTAGCAGAAAAATTATTAGATTATGAATCATCAATAGCAGCAGAACAAGAAGCAAGTATGTTACTTGGTCGTAGTATTAACTTAGATAAGGCAAGAGGTCTTGCTTATAGTGGTGATTTAGCACAAATGATGACAGAAGTTAAGAATCAAGCTGGTGGTGAAGCAGAGTTTGCAAAAATGAGTGTGGTTCAAAGACAGGCATTAGGAGATGCCATTGGATTGAGTGGTGCAAATTTAGCAGAATTTGTAAAGACACAAGACGCCTCCAATAAAGCACAAGGAGATGGTGTTGGTAAATGGGCAATGTGGGGTGGAATTATTCTTGGTGTTCTCGGAGCCATTGCAGGAGCATTAATCGTTACTGGTGTTGGTTTAGGTATTTTGGGTGGAATGGCAACAGGAGCTGTAATAGGTGGAGCGTTAGGAGCCGGAATATTTGCTGCCGCTGGGGGTTTAAAAAATATGGCAGCAGGTGATGTTATGAGTCCATCAAAAGGAAAAACTCAAATCTCACCAAGAGAAGGTGGAATATATAATTTATCACCTAATGACGATTTTATGGCAGCACCTGGATTGGTAAATGGATTTGGACAAAATAACTCACAAGGTAGAGTTGCTCCACAATCCAATTCAAGTCCAGAATTACAAGAAATAGCAGGTTTATTAAAACAGGCAAATACAGATAGAAATGATGGAAATAAAAAACTTGGTCGTGATATGAATAATTCTTTTTCACAGAGATAAAATATGAGTATAATTGATTTAACAAAAGATTTATCAAATTTTAATTGGACAGATTATTCCAAGGCTGGAACTGGTAAATCTCCACAACAAGACGGAACACCTTATTTTGAAAGACCTAATCCAAAATCATTAGAACAAATGGAAAGTAAATTTGGTCCACTCAACACAACAACACTCACGAGGGGACCCTATGGTGTTGCAGATTATATGGATGGAACTAAACAAGGTAGAGGATTTATTCCACCAGGAGGACCTCCACTCGGATTTACTGTGGATCAATATAAATCCGAACTTGAAATCGATGGTAATATATCACTCACACCGATATCACATACGATATCACAGGTTAATTCATCTCTATTCTATGGACAAGTTGGAGTTAAAACACTCAATCTTGAACCACAGGCAGAAGGAGCATATGGAGTTGATACTTTACCCATTTCAACCTATACAAGTAGACAAGAATTAGACGATTATACTATTGCGGCAACAGGTGGAAACAATAATGTTTTTATTGGTACTCCTGATTATAGTGCACCAAGTTATTTACAAGGTAAATTTTTACTTGATTACGTAGATAGTGAAGGTGTTTGGCCATATAAAGTTCTTGATTTTCAAGGAACTCACCCACTTATTAGGAAAGAAATAGGTCAAAGGGTTGGTACATCTGATGAGATAACATTAAAGATTAATAAATCAGGCGATGACTTTAATAGAGTTGATGGTTGGTTGAACACATCACAAGGTAGTTTGTGGATTACAAAACAGAATATATTACAGGCACTAAATCCACGAGAAGAAACAAGAGATTTTAGTTTAGGTGCAATAAAAACTTCTATTCCATCATTTATTCACGCCACACGACATCTTGGTGGTGGAACTTATATGAGTCAGGCAGATTTTGGTCCTACGTATGATGCACCAGCTGGTGGCGGTGGTGGACCTACACTTGGTTCAATCATAGCTGGAAAACTAAGTAGTGGAAAATTATCCGGTCCTTTTAAATCTGCAGAAACTAAAGTGGAGCAGGTAGGTAACTTTTTCAAAAGTATGGGTACAAAACTTTCCTCATTAGATACTGCACTCGGTAATATCGATTTTAATAAAGAAGGTAAGGGTGGTAGATTAAGATTTTTAATGGGAAGAATGATTGCATCAGAACCTCAAGACGATAAGATACAATCAATATCATTTAGAGGTAATGACTTGGGTTCTGTAAATTTAACAGAGATGAGATTTGCAAGTGCTCCGTTTGGTAGGGCACCAAAAATACCAACAAATATTACTTTTAGTCAAAAGGGTGCATTTGGTGGAGGTGATGCTCATAAAGGAATGAATGGAACTGCTGGTTCAAGTGCAGATCAAGGTAGACGTGGATGGATTTCAACTAAATATAATGATTTAGGACATAGATATCAAAATAGATTGACTCCAATGGCAATATTTAATGCTTCTACGAATTATATCGAAGCTGAATCTGAAGAAGAATTAGCACTTCAGTCATTTGACACTTCAATAATGGAAGGTAGTGATGATACTCGTAAACAAGTAGATGAGATTTATGAGGCATATGAAAGTGCTGGAACAAATACTGATAAATTAGAACAAGTTTTAAAACTAACAACCGTTCAACATGGATTAGGTGGCATATTAGGTAATAATACAGGACATAATGGTGGTTATCAATCACCCGTATCTATTGATAAAGTACTCGGTAAAATTAAAGGTGGTTTAAAGGATTCAACGGTTGGATATTTAACAGCGGCAACAGATAAGATAAATATGATACCTTATGGTATGGATAATAAAGATGTACCATTACCAATAGATGATTTTATAAAATTTAAATTCAAAGATTTAGTAAATAATAAATTTATTGTATTTAGGGCACTATTAAGTGGAATATCAGATAGTATTAGTCCAGAATGGAGTGGAACACAATATATAGGTCGTCCAGATAAAGTTTATGTTTATGGCGGAGCAGAAAGAAAGATAAGTTTTACATTTGATATCTATCCAAAGACAAAACAAGAATTTCCTGTATTGTTGGAAAAATTGAATTACTTGGTTGGGTTGTGTTATCCATCTTATGCAGAAAACAATAGAATGATAGCACCATTTATAAATTTAACACTTGGTGATATGTTTAAGGATACTCCTGGTTTTCTTGATAGTTTAAGTGTAGAGGTTAATGATACTACCACTTGGGAGATAGATGAAAAATTACAATTTCCAAAACATATTACTTGTCAATGTTCATTCACATATATTGGTAAATACTTACCATCATCACTTGGAAAACATTATGAATTAGATTGGTTAACCGATAATGGATATACATCGGGCGTTGCAGCTAAAGGTGATGGGGCGGGAACACCACCATACAAAGGAACGTTTGAGGGTGATAATTTACATCCAACCAGAACTGACGATATGAATAAATTATTCTCAACATTAGGAGCCGACCACACAGTAAGACCTACCGCGGATCCAGCAGCCAAATAATAAGGAATGAATGATGCCAAGTAGATATAAATACACATCAATAAAAATAAATAGAGATGGTAAGCGAGTATTTAAACCAACCATCTATCCTAAAATACCAATCCGAGATAGTGATATATTCATCTATCCAAGGTTTGGTGATAGGTTGGATAATCTTGCATACAAATATTATAAAGATGTTTCATTGTGGTGGGTAATTGCAAAGGCAAACAATTTAGATGAAGCACATATAGGACTTGAAGTGGATAAACAAATAAGAATACCAACCGAAATAGAGCCAATTTTAAATAAATTACAAGAATTATCATATTAATATGATTTCTTTTACTCCGATATTAAAACCTATTCAAGAAACATTGTTCAAAAAGATGGGAATGCTCGATAAGAGCAGTAATTCAGTTCCCATAAATGAGCCCGCCACCACAGGAGGTGAGGACCCACAAGAAAATTATATGTATACTCGAAGTGTGATGTTAAGAATGGTATCCATGTTGACTTTTAATAACAAACCTATTATACTATCTGGTGGAGAATTATTAGATAATACTTTGAGATCAGGTATGGATATATATGGACCAAAAAGTGGTGGAAGAGCTGAAGAAAATCCAAATCTACGACCAATGGCAGGAATAAAAGATGTTAGTGTGGAATATGCTGGCGGTGGTATGAAAATAGGTTCTTCGAGAAAAACATCTATTAGTTGGACTTGTTGGAGTTGGGAAGAATTACAAAAATTTAAACCGTTTTTTCTAAAACACGGAAGGGTTGTTTTGATAGAATTTGGGTGGGGATTTAAAGGACCAGATGCTCCACGATTTCTTGACATTATAAAAGAAAATGGCGAATTAAACAGAGATTTAATTACAGGTACAGACGAAACTAGCTACAACGAAAACAAAGTTGGCCGGACATTACAAGAATTAATACCCGATCATATTATAGCACAAAAAGGTCATTATGATGCATTACTGGGAACAATACAAAATTTTGAATTTAGTGTAAATGAGAGTGGTGGATTTGATTGTACTACTGATTTAGTCTCATTAGGAGTTAATACGTTCAATAAAATGAATGAACCCGAAAGTATGAAAGGAAGTATAACTAATCTCCCTATAGCAAAACCAAATCCAGGTTTTTGGCCACTTTCGAAAGATAAAGACATTATTAAAGGTATTCAAAATCCAGATCCGTATTATAATTTTGAGGCATATATGAAATCATTTGAAAGCCATTTACATTTAAATGCACAGCATTCCAAAGGCACTATAGCATATTTATTAGGAAATGATGAACCATATTGTACTTGGGGGTGGTTCGAGGATAATGTATTGAGTAGGTTTGCAGGTCAGGTTAATAAAGAATCTAAAAAAATTGTTAATGAATTTAGAAGTATAGAAACCGAATATGATGTAAGTGGACTTTCGATAGGTCAAAAACCCATACAGATAAAGGCTTCACGCGATATAATGGCAGTTGATTACTCACCCGAAGGTTGGTTTTTTGCTCTTGGTGGAGATGATCCAGAAGCTGGAGCTGATAATGAAAAAAATTCTCAATTAATCCCCAACGTAAAGGTTTATACAGATCACGAACAAGGATTGAACAATGTTGGATTCTGGGCCAGAGTCAAATTGGTAGCTACCATTTCACACACGTTGGGTGATTTTAAGATGATGTTTGGACCTCCATTTGTACAAAATGGAGCAGTTGGTACAGGTAAATGGGCAGGAGATTCAAATCAAGGAACAAATTGGGAACATTATTGGAGAGAGACATTTTTAGGAGATAAGAATGCAAAAGTAGAAGCCAACCACTCGTTTTATCAAGGTGCATACTTTAGAAAGTTTTTAAATGAAGATGGTGATAAAGGAACTTTAAGAAATGTTTATTTCGGACATAAGTTTTTAACAGATTGTTTTACTAATGGGGCAGATTCTATTGCAACAGGAGTGGAATCGGTTTGGAGTAAGTTTTCTGCAGCATATGGTGGAATATATGATTTTGGAATTCACTTTGATGATAAAGAAGGTAGACTTGTTATTAAGGATAGGGGATATGCCGAAAGAACAATTAGGTCGATGATAGATAATAAATCCACAAAAGAAAATTATATAGATGCAACAACGAGGGAAATAGGCAACCCTGGATTATTTGTATTTCCAATTTGGGAAAAAACCTCAATAGTAAAGAGTCAAAATTTAAATGCAAAACTACCAAGCAGAATGCAAATAGCAGCAATGTATGGAAATAATGCTCCAGAGGCAGATAGTAAAGAATTATCAGGTTATGATGATTGGGGACCAATATCATTAGGTCGAATGGAACAGAAAGAAGAAAGTTTAGATGAAATAAAGGAAGGTAGAGAAAACGTCCTTGAGGATATTATAAATGGTACGATTGAACATCCGTTTAGGTCAGCTCCAGATATACGTACAGAAACATCAACAGATGTGGATGTATATGTCAACCCTACATACTTTGGTGTGGGACCAAAAACCACAGAAACCATAATAACACGAACCTTTGAAGAAGGAGGGCAATTTACTTTTGGTAGTGCAGATGCAAATGACCAAGAAGATTTACAATGGGTAAATGGTTCTTCCACAAATACAACTAAAGTTTACGAGGATAATACCGACCAAAACACAAATACTGGTGAAACGGAAACAAATACAAGTAATGACAGGTTTGGTTGGGGAAGAGGAATAAATGAAGTTTTAAATGATCAACTTACAGCTGAATTTCAATCCAGACTTAAAGCTCAATATGAAAAATTAGATACTACGGGAATGGATGAGGATGATGCAAAAGAGGCCCAAGAAAATTATGAAAAGGAAACAGAAAAAAATCTTGCAGAGTCCCAGGATCTTCTACAAGAAAGAATTAATCTATGGACTACAAAAACTCAAAGTGGTAATTCTGATGCATATAATGTTCTTTACACGGTGGATAATGATGACTGGACCTCAAGTAGTACAGCTTACATTCCACGAATGCAAAAGAACGCAAGATACAAAAGATATCCTAAGCTTGTACCCGAATATAGAGGTATAATGAAAAGTATATTAAAGGGTGATAAGAATGGATTATTAAAAACAAGTGATCCACTTGTTTCGATAGAACTTGAGATTGAAATAGATGGAACGGGAGGTATATTTCCTGGTAATGCTTTTCATAGTTCATATTTACCAAGTTCATATATGAATAGAGTGTGTTTTCAAGTTAAAGGTGCCTCACATAAAATAGATTCAACTGGATGGACTACCACTTTAGTAGGACAAATGAGAGTTGCTGGAAATAAATTAGTGACAAAAGAAGTAGTGGAGCCCGAAGTCGCAGTTTTACCAACATCTACTTCAACTCAACAGACAACAGAAAAAATGCCCCTTGCAGGAGTTACTCCAATTCCAGACGAATTACCGTTTAATCCTGATACCGATAATGTGCTAACTGATGGACTGGGTTCAGGAGTGCCCAAGTCAGACGAGGGAATGATAATAGATAGTGTTGATATAACCAACACGGCCATAGATGCAAATACAGCCGATTTGCAAAAACAAGCTTTAGCCTTGGAACTACAAATCATCGATGATAATAATAAAGGATATACCCAAATTGGTAAGTTAGGTGATTTCGATGTAAGTCGTGGTATGAGCAATATAGAGTTAAAGTCAACTACTATAAGCGTTAAAGATTTATTCAAAGAAAAATTAGATGGAGTTAATGGATATGTTGCACCAGCACCTGTTGAAAAAGCCTGGTGGGACATTTTTTAATACTACAATAATGAGAAATATATACGAAAGAGTAATAGGACCTGCACAGTCTAAGAAACATGAATTTATTTATGCTGATGGTTATCCAGTTAGAGAGGGAAAACCTATTTGGGCAGTTTATACTAAACAAGATAAACTTGAAGTGTTCGTGGATGTCAATGAGGTACCTGTTTTTACACGAGATAAACAAAAGAAAACTTTATTTGGTAAATACAAAATGGCTAACCCAAATTTTCAACGAGAGTTATACTTAAAGGCATTTAGACCAATTATAACTACTTCTAATAGAGCCAATGGAACTATTGGTAGAGGTTTTGCAAGATATGTACTTGATCCACACAAGTCTATATTTGAAATCAAGCCAGAACTTATTAATATTCCAACTTCATTATACGAAAAGGTAATATTACAATGGACAATCTCAGGTGAAAAACAAAATGTGAGAAATTCTAATATAATAGAACTTGTAAGAGCAGATAAAGAATTTACGGGAATAATTAATTTTTTAAATCCACTTGAATTTTATGAAGGAGAAGTATTGACACAACATGAAAAAATACAGGAAAAATTAAGTAGATTGAAGTTTTCACCCGAAAGTACCGATACATCTTCAAATGGTGCACCCCCACCTTCCAATGGTGGAACAACCGGAGCATATTAATTTTGATTTTGGTAATTTAATTTAATATATATATACAAAGGTTATAGTAAATGGTTATATGGTTCACAGGTCAACCCGGCTCAGGTAAAACTACATTAAGTAATGAGTTTGCTAAAAAGGTGTTGTATTCTCATTTTTATTTAAAAGGTAAAATCATTCAGATTGATGGAGATGATTTACGAGAAGTATTGGATAATAAAGATTATTCAGAACAGGGTCGTAGAAAGAACATTCAGTTTGCCATTGATATGGCAAAAGTAATGGATGGTAAAGGATATTTAGTATTAGTATCTTTGGTTTCACCCTATCGTGATATGAGAGAGAAATTAAAATCAAATAGAAATATTGCAGAGTTTTATATACACTCAACCCGACCAACAGAAAAAGAACA